GTCAGCTTTAGCCAAGTGGCTATGAGATGGAATTCTGTGCCAATCGGCGAGGCTTGGAATACTTTAAGCAATACTTTGACATGGGAATACGCTACAATCGTAGCCTGATTATAGGAGAAAAATGGCAACTACTACAAACTACGGCTGGACAACGCCTGACGATACAGCGTTGGTCAAGGATGGCGCATCAGCTATTAGATCACTTGGCACTTCTGTTGATACTACAACAAAGAACTTAAATCCATCAACAACTCTTGGCGATATTGAATATCGATCATCAACTGCAAATGTCAACACAAGATTACCTTTAGGAACTGCTGGTCAAGTATTAAAAGTAAATTCCGGCGCGACTGCCCCAGAATGGGCAACAGATGCAACTGGAATGACAAACCCAATGACCACAACAGGCGACACAATCTATTCATCAAGTGGTTCAACACCTGCAAGATTGGGAATTGGCAGCACCGGAAATGTATTAACTGTCGCTGCTGGCGTGCCAACTTGGGCTGCACCCGCTGCTACTACACCAAGTTTTGCTGGTGTTCAATTAACTGCTAGTAGTAGCGGATCACAAACCATTGGCAACAATTCTTTTACTAAATTAACTTGGGATGTGGAAAATTATGATGTTGGTGGTTTTGCAACCGCTGGTGATACAATAACAATCCCAACAGGCAAATCAGGTTATTATTTAGTTATTGCTAGAGGATATTGGGATACAAACACCGCAGGAACAAGACAAATTGCAATTTACAAAAACGGCACTCGCATTTATATGAACAATATGACACCTGCTGGCACAAATAATTATCCAACAAGTATGGTGCAAGCAGTTTTTTATGCAGCAGCCACAGATACTATTGAGGCTTATGTTAAGCAAACAAGTGGCGGTTCATTAGCCATATTTAAAAGCCAAACAAACGATGAAGGCGGCTGTTTAAGTGCCGCATTTTTAGGAGCATAATATGGAACTATGGCAGCAAATTATTGAAGCATATCCCGAAATAAATCCAACAGATAATTTTGCAGATTTAGGTATTGAGTTGCAAGATGATTCAGATGGTCTTGGTGCATATATTAAAAAATGGGAATACAGCCAACCTGTTCCAAAGGGCTTGAAACTAGGCAAACTTAAAGCGTAATGAAGCCATTTTTATCTAAGGCTGCTGTTCAATTACGGGAACAAATTGATGATTGCTTCCCAGAGCGTTTGCGTAAATCTGATGGGTGGATTGGTGATGCTAGACATAGCACACGAAAGAGCGACCACAATCCAGATGCAACAGGATGCGTTCGAGCCATTGATATTGACGCTCGGCTTTCTGACGACAAAGGGCTTTCAGCATATTTGGCAGATCAAATTCGATCATTCGGGAAATCCAATGGTCGCATCAGTTATGTAATTCATCAAAGCCGTATTGCATCCCCATTACTCGGATGGCGTTGGAGATCCTACAAAGGCAATCCACACTTGCACCATATTCATATCAGCTTCAAAAAAGATCAGGATAACAATTCAGAGTTCTTTAACATCCCACTACTAGGAGGCAACGCATGAAACTATCCAATAAACACAAGGCAGCGATTAAGTCATATTTAAGAGCTGTGGCTGCTTCCGGCATTACTGTCCTTTTGGCAATTGTTGCTGACATCCGCCCAGAGTTTGCAATCTTGGCTGGTGCTTTAGTTGCACCTATTGCAAAAGCATTAGATCCAAAGTCTGGCAAAGAGGCTGATTATGGAATCAATGCGAAATGACCGCAAACGAAATAATTGGTATAGCCGTTGGCGTATGCGCCATATCTACAAGTTTGTTAGTGGGAGTTCGCTTTCTTATTAAGTCTTACTTGAATGAGTTAAAACCAAACGGAGGCTCATCAATCAAAGATCAGATTAATCGACTTGAACAGCGTGTCGATGATCTATTTGCTTTAATGTCTAAGCGATAATTTTATTTATGGCGAACACACGAAAACCTATCAAACGCAAAAAGATCAATCGTCGAGTCGTTCGCCAATCTCCTGAACCATTAACAAAGATAGATCAGCATTACACCGCATTGCATGAATGTTATAAAGCAGCTCGTAAAGCAGGATTTACTCCAGAGCACGCATTCTGGCTAATGACCGAGCATAAGACTTTCCCTGATTGGATCGTAGGCGATGGCGGGATTATTCCTTCCATAGATCCAACTGACGATGAGGATGACGATTAAAGCCAATCGTAGGTATTTAATAACACCAGATTTGCAGATTCCACTACATCACCCACAAGCTGTAAAAAACATCATTCGCATGAGCAAGCATGAGAAATTTGATTATGTATTAAATGTTGGTGATGAGCTAGATATGACTTCGCAGAGCCGTTGGGTAAAACATACAAAACTTGAGTTTGCTGAAACTCTTGATGAGGAAAGAACGATTGCTCAAAACATTCTTTACGATTTAGGCACGACTGACATTATTAGGTCAAACCATACGGATCGATTATTTACGACATTGCTTAAAGGTGCTCCATCATTACTTGGATTGCCCGAATTGGTTTATGAAAAATTTATGAACTATTCAGATCTTGGCATTCGTTTCCATAAGCGGGCTTATGAATTTGAAAAGGGCTGGTATTTGGCTCATGGCGATGAAGGAGTTATGTCCAAGCACGCAGGTATAACTGCCCTAAATCTGGCTAAAAAGTGGGGAAATAGCGTGGTTTGTGGGCATACCCATAGGCAGGGTGCTACTCGACACCAAACTGGCTTAAACGGGCGTTATTCAACGATTTGGGGTATAGAAGCCGGTCATCTTATGGACATGAAAAATAAAGCGTCTTACCTAAAATATGCGTCAGCCGATTGGAATATGGGATTTGTTGTGCTTAGTTTTGGCAAGAAAGGCATGAGCGTAGAAGTTGTGCCGGTCAATCATGATGGTTCATTCAGCTACAATAAGCGTTCTTATGGGTCGTGAAACAGACTATATCGACCGGACGATTGATGACCATATCGATGATGTTGAGGATCTTGGCGTTATCTAATCGTTATAAAACACGCCGAAAGTAATTAACCGCCTGTCCTTGATCTAGGTCATACTTTATGCATCCACAAGAGCTGTGGATATGTAAGGGAGCAACATGCAAAGATGCACAGAATGCAATGCATTAAGAAAACGCTTATCAACTCAAGGTCAATCACAAGTCTGTTTGGATTGTTTGGTCATTGAAATACAGGTGAGCGCATGAAACTAGATACAAGTAATCGAGGCATAGCCTTAGATTATGCAGAGCGAGGATGGGCAGTCTTGCCATTATTGCCACGCAAGAAAGATCCGCACTTTGATTTGGCTCAAAGGGCATACCTATCAGCCACAATTGACCAGAAACTTATTAACTTTTGGTTTGATTATGATGAAAATATCAACATTGGAATAGCCTGTTATCAGTCAGGCTTAGTTGTCTTTGATATTGATTATCGCAATGGCGGTCAATTACTGCCAGAATTTGAACCGACTTATACAGTTCAAACTGGAGATGGCTTACACCTTTATTACGCAGCTGATAAGGCTGATCTATTTCGAGGTAAATTAAATGATGGGATTGATATTAAGTGGAAGGGTTATGTTGCAACTGCACCATCAATCCATCCGTCAGGAGCAAGATATACAGTAATCGATGACCGAAATCCGGTTGCGATGCCAAAAGCAATAAGGGAGATGGCAACAAAATGACCGCAAAAGATGACATGCTACAACTAGCGTGGATATTTATGGGCTTGGGTATTGGCGCATGGATCATTCACGAAATTAAAGAAACTGCATTCCAATCAGGCTATTGGAAAGGTCGCAAAGACGGCTGGGACATGTATCGCAGAATGGCTGAAACAAAAGCAAAGTCTGATGAAGTATTTGACTATGACAAAAACTGAGCAACTTTTTGAGGAAGTCATCCAAATTCTGCATTCAAGAGGTTCTCAATATGGGCATCCAATCGGAAACCATAAACGCATTGCCGAACTCTGGTCGGCTTACCTTGGTTATCCAATACAACCAAATGAGGTTGCAATACTCATGTGCTTGGTCAAAATCAGCCGACAAGCTGAAGATCCTAGAGTCGATGACAATTACAAAGATGCACTTGGATACATCTCAATTGCTAAAACAATAACTGACGCTATGCAAGACGAAGATGGGGTGTGGTCTGATGGCATTTAATCTTGAGGATTATGAGGATGTGGCAACTTTGAACAAGTGGCTGATTAGCAATTACCCAATGTTTAGATCTGATTTGTCAGTCATAAGCCATGATCCTGAAAAAGGTTTTATTTTGATCCAAGCGACACTTTGGCGAGATAGTAAAGATGCTGCTCCGGCAGTTTCTAATGTTGCATTTGGATCGAGAGAAACTTATATACAAAACATGAAGAAATTCTATGTTGAGGATACTGCGACAAGCGCATTAGGTAGAGCGATTATTCTACTTAAAGGATCTGACAAGACTGCAACTAAGGATGATATGAAAAAGGTTGAATCCAATCCATCATTCAAAGACAAATTGGAAAGTCGCCAAAACATGTATGGCAAGGCAGGATCTAAGTCAGCACAAATTGAAACAATCCTAAGAGATAGTTTCGCAGCTGATAAACCTGCCGATCCGGTTGTTTGGTCTGTTGGAGATGTTGTTGCTGAAATTGGTGCATCAATACCTAATGAACCATTTGCGTGTCAGCATGGGCATATTCTCAAAGAGGGAATATCTAAAGGAGGCAAGCCTTACTATGGTTATGTATGCAAGGCAAAACAATGCGATGCCAAATGGGCAAAACTTACAGCTAATGGAAAATGGTATTTTGAAGGAGGTGAATAAATGGGTGAATTACAAATCATTGACGGCTCTGGTCTAACTGCAACTTTTACAGATGATGGAGTTAAGTTAGAGCCATCAACAACATATTGCGACTTATGCAACGATGACAGATTACTTCATGAGGGCGATCTGCTTCGATGTTATAACTGCCAGGCAATCAATCGAATTCCGTATCATGCCTAATTACGATTACGAATGTGATGGCGAGGGGTTGAGTATTGTATTGGATCTTCCAATGGAGCACGAAATCCCTTGTTGTCAAGTATGTGGGGCTAAATTAAAGCGTGTCTATACAGCGGTGCCAGCAATCTTTAAGGGTACTGGATGGGCTGCTAAAGATGGTTAAGTTCCGCTGCAACTTTTGTTCAGCCAATTCTGAGTTTGTATGGCTTGATGGATACGACACGCACGAAGGTTTCAGAGTTTATCAATGCCTTAAATGTTGTGCGATTGGCACAAAGAATGAGGCCGAATCAATCGACACGCAAGAACCGGTAATGCGGTGCACCAAATGCGGTGCTTGGATGTTTGCGGATAAGGAGTGTTATACATGTGCAATTCTCATGATAAAGGAACTCACGAAATAGATTGGGCTTACCAAAACAAATTACATAAGCAATGGTTAATTGATAACCCAGATGCAAAATACATAGGTTGGATGTCTATATGAAATCTACGCTGACACGCCGTCAGATTTGGTGGTATGTGATACCCTTAAACGCAAATTCGCTTTTAGAGCGAAAGGGCGATCTGCGAAGCAGAAAGATCGCAAGGTTTGGTTTGGTGATATCTCTGTCTTTAGCCATTACAATAGGCTTATTAAAAGATTATTCCGTTGCTTCAATAGATAAAACTAATCATTACAGACAATGGGCTTTCATGCAGCTTAACAACCTAGATCAATTTTATTGTTTAGATGAATTGAATTACAAAGAATCTAGATGGAATCCAAAGGCTAAAAATGGTAGTCATTATGGTATTCCACAGGGTAGGTCTAAATGGTTAGCAACAGTTGATGGATACAAACAAATTGATTGGCAATTAAAATACATAAAGAAGCGATACGATAATCCTTGCAATGCATTACAACATCATAAGATTAAGGGATGGTATTGAGTAAGTCAGCTCTAAGATCTACTGGTTCAACCAGACAATGGAGAAAAATTAGGGAACGCATCCTGCGATCTGGTCAGTTCTTGTGCGTCTATTGTGGGCAAGAGGCTGATACTGTCGATCATGTGATACCTCGTAGGCTAGGTGGAAATGATAGTGATGACAATTTAGTTCCTAGTTGCAAAAAATGTAATCTATCTAAGGGTGGGCGGTTTTTTGTGAGCAAGAGAACACCACCGACCCCCCGTTCCTTTTCTAACCCACAAAACACCTCGATCGCTCACGATCAGACTGAATCGCTTTGATCAATTTACAAACGGGAGAGATCCTAAGTGATCCGACCTATTCGGGATTAGGAGGTGTGCAAACACCCCGTATTCACTCAGAACTGACTGATTTACCTTCAAAGGGTCAAGATATTATTGATCTTGCAGCTGAACTGTCAATAAATCTTATGGAATGGCAAAAGTTTGTCTGCATTCATGGTCATAAAATCCGAGCTGATGGCAGGTGGGCTCATTCTGAACTTGGATTAATTATGGCACGACAACAAGGTAAGTCCACTTTGATGATGCTCCGGATATTGACCGGCATGTTTGTCTGGGGTGAAGGATTACAACTTGCATCAGCTCACAGACTTACAACCTCACTTGAAACATTTAGACAGATTGTTGCTTTGATTGAAGCGAATCCAAAGTTGGAAAAAGAAGTAAAGAAAATACGATGGCAACATGGTGCTGAGGAAATTGAATTGTTTGGCAATAGGCGGTTTGTTGTAAAGGCTGCGAACAATGCAGCTAGAGGTTTGAGCAAACCTGAAACGATCCACCTTGATGAGTTGCGTGAATATAAGGATGAGGACGCTTGGTCAAGTATGCGTTATTCCATGATGGCTGCAAAAAATCCGCAGGTCTGGGTCTATTCTTCAGCAGGAGATCAGCATTCGGTAATCTTAAACAAATTGCGTGAGAGGGCGTTGGCATCAGCTACAACCAACGATCCGATTGGTTGGTTTGAGTGGAGTGCAGAACCCGATGCTCCGATCTTGCTTCCGTCAGGCGAGATTAATTGGAGTGCATTTGCTCAAGCCAATCCATCATTAGGAATTACAATTCATCCAGATAACTTAAAAGCAATTATTAACGATCCGCCGGATATTGTGCGAACTGAAGTTTTGGCTCAATGGGTAGATACAATCAATTCAGCGATCGATGCACAAAAGTGGGGATTGTGTCAGACCGATCCGATACCTTTAGATCCTGATAAAGAAACTTGGTTTGGGTTAGATTTAAGTCCAGATCGAAAATTTGGCGCATTAGTCGCAACTCAGAAACTATCAGGAGAAAGATTTAATTTAGTTTTACTACACACTTGGTCAAATGATTATTCAATCAATGATTTAGCAGTTGCAAACGATATTGCACCTTATGTAAGAAAATATAATGTTCAGACTGTCGCTTATTCCAAGAGGACTGCACAAGCTGTTGCAAGTCGGCTAGTTCCTGCTGGAATTCCCATTACAGATATGGATGGGGCGATATATGCTGAAAGTTGTGATCGGTGGTTGGGCGCAATCAATTCCCATCGATTACAGCATGGGGGTCAAGACGAACTGACCCAACAAACACTTTCCGCTGCGAAACTGCCCTATGGGGATGGGTCATGGATCATCGGAAGGCGTGCAAGTCGAGTGGCAGTTTGTGCAGCTGTCGCTTCGGCTTTAGCAACATATTTTGCGACACAACAAGAAACGGAAATTGATATTCAAGTCGGATAAATTGCTTTTATGGTATATTATGTGCTAATGGGATTATTTGATAGATTTTTGACAAATCAGACACCAACAATTCAAACAGATGTTGCTGCTGCCAATACGCCTTACAATTTGCAATCAGCTGTTGGCGGATTATTTTATGGCGCACAAACCGCCACTCGTGAACAAGCGATGAGCGTCCCAAGTTGTGCTAGGGCTAGAAACATAATTTGCTCAACAACGGGTTCGTTGCCTATTGAAACTTATAATCATTTTACAAAAGAACATGTAGATCCACCAAGAGTTATTATGCAACCAGATCCAAGAGTTGCAGGATCAGCTATATATGCATGGATCGCTGAGGATTTATTATTCCATGGCGTTGCTTATGGTCAAGTATTAGATTCTTATGCTGCATCAGATAACAGTCGAGTTCGTGCATGGACAAGAGTTGCACCTGATCGAATTACTTACAACTTAAATGCAAATCAAACCGAGATTACTTCTTACATGGTCGATGGAATGCATGTTCCAGCAACAGGAATTGGATCTTTAGTTGTATTTAGCGGATTAGATGAAGGTGTGCTTAATCGTGCTGGTCGCACAATAAGAGCTGCACAAGAATTAGAAAAGGCTGCGGAATTATACGCTAAAGAACCAGTTCCTACAATGGTGTTAAAATCAAATGGCACAAACCTTACTCCAGAGCGAATTACAAAACTTTTGGAATCATGGAAGGTTGCTAGAAACACAAGAGCAACTGCATTCTTAAATGCTGATGTTGAATTGACAGCGTTAGGATTTGATCCACAAAAATTACAGTTAAATGAAGCACGCCAATATTTAGCAACTGAAATTGCAAGAGCAGTTGGAATTCCTGCATCATTTGTATCTGCTGAAACTACGAGCATGACATATAGCACGACTGTTATGGAGCGTAAAGCCCTCATTGATTTCAGCTTGAGAAATATCTTAACTCCGATAGAACAAAGATTATCAATGGCTGATTTCGTTCCAAATGGTGTTGAAGTTCGATTTGATATTGACGATTTCTTGCGTGGATCTGCATTAGAGCGTGCGCAAGTTTATGAAATCCTAAACCGCATTGGCGCAATGAGCGTTGAGCAAATCCAAGAGGAGGAAGACTTAATCCGATGAAGATTAATTTCCCAATTACAATAACCGCTGCCGATACAAATAAGCGAACAATCTCAGGAACTATTGTTTCTTGGAATGAGGCTGGAAATACATCAGCGGGCAAAACTGTATTTGCTAAAGACAGCATTGATTTTTCAAAGCCTGTCAAATTGTTATTAGAGCATGACAAAACACGCCCATTGGGTAAGTTAATTGACATTACTGCAAACGATCAAGG